AAAATATAGGGTTCGTTGAAAAAACGGATAATGAAAAAACACAAATGATAAAATTCTTAGTTGATAGTGCTAAAGGCATTAATACTTCTAAGATTAACAAGGAGGTACAACCTATGACAAAATCAAAGACACAAGTTGAAAAGACAGATGTAGTTGAAGATGTTGTGGTCGCTCCAGAGGCAGATGCATCAGTTGCAGAAGTTACTGAACAAGTTGCTAAAGCAGAAGAGGTTGAAGCAGCGGAAGTTGCTAAGACTGATGAAGTTGTAGCAGAAGAGATTACTAAGGCAGAAGATGCTGAAGCAGTCGAAACAGTAGCAGAAGCAGTTGTAGAAGTATCTAAGTCAGAAGAGGTAGTTGCTCAGGCAGTTACTGAAATGAAAAATACTCTAGAATCAGCCTTTAGCGATCTAGTGTCAACAGTAAAGGCTTTGCAAGCAGAAGTAGAACTTCTTAAGTCTTCAAAGGTTGATGTTGATACAGTTAAGGATTCGTTCGCAGCAGTTGCAAAAGATATTGCATCAGTTACAGACGAATTTAATAAATTTGGAAAACGAGTAGACGCTGTGGAAGCAGACACCGCATTCCGAAAGTCTGGAGATATCGGCGATATCTTCCAGTCTCAGCCTGAAATGGTTGAAAAATCCCTATGGGGCGGTAGTTTCCTCAAAACAGCCGATCTATTCAAATGAACAAATCACTAGGAGGTGACAATATGTCAGAAGAAATAATCAAAAACCAGCCAGGCGCAGGTGGAGATCTAGGAGGAACAACTCCAGGACTTTATCAGGGCCAAGGTGCTTTCGCATCAGGTGGTATTGGTGGAGTAACAGATCCAGGTGCAGATACACTTGGTAATATTCCAACAGCAACACTTGGATCAACAAGCGGAGCGAATGCTGTTAACCCTAGTGGTTCAGCGGCTTCTGGAATTTTGCGCCCCGAGCAGGCACGTCGTTTTATCGACTATGTTTGGGACGCTACAGTGTTAGCAAAGGATGGCCGTCGTGTAACAATGAAGGCTAATTCAATGGAACTTGAGAAGGTAAACGTAGGTGAGCGTGTAATCCGTGCAGCAGCACAAGCAATTGGTAACTACACAAACACTGGCGCAACATTCTCCAAGGTCGAACTTACTACCAAGAAGATTCGTCTTGATTGGGAAGTAACTGCAGAATCTTTGGAAGATGGTGTCGAAGGTGATGCTCTAGAAGATCACTTGGTACGCTTGATGACCAACGCATTCGCAAATGATATCGAAGATCTCGCTATCAATGGTGATGGTTCAACAGGAGCATTCTTGTCAATCATGCCAGGCTTTATCCACAAGGTAAAGAATAACGGAGATGCACATGAGTCAGTAGTGACCGTAGCAGATAATGCTTGGACACCTGATGTAATGCAGGGCATCATCAATGCAATGCCTCGTAAGTACCGTGCACTTAAGAACAATCTTAAGTTCTACGCAGGTACCGATGCATTCGGTGGAATCGTTAAAAATAACGGTACACTTGCTGACGCAGTCGCTGAAGCGTTTGCTGGACAAATTCCAGGAAGCACTCAAGCAAACCGTCAGTCATACCTCGATGGTATCGGACAGACATTCGGTGGAGCACGTACAACTCGTGTTCTCGGAATTGAAGTTCAGGAAGTTCCTTACTACCCAGCAGGCTATATCGATTTGACATTCCCTGCCAACCGTGTATGGGGATTCCAGAGAGATATCACTGTAAACCGTGAGTACGTAGCAAAGAAGGACACAATTGAATACACAGTATTCGTCCGCTTTGGTATTCAATGGGAAGAAGAGGATGCAATTGCATTCGCTGACGCTGCTGCAGATGCATAATCTGTAACAGTAACCTTTAATGGGGGGCGGGAGTTCACTCTCCTGTCCCCCTTAATACTTTAATGATATAATACAAACAAGGAGGATTCAATGGAAAATAATGATTATAACCAACCATTTTCAACAGAAAATGTAGAAGAGCCAGTCGTTGTAGAAACACCAGCAGAACCTGTTGCAGAGCCAGTTGTAGAGGCTGTAGCAGAACCTGTTGCAGAACCTGTTGCAGAACCTGTTGCAGAGCCAGTTCAAGCACTAGGATTTCTTCGCAGTGGCGCTATAGGATCAATGGCAGCAGATGGTCCAGCAAAGACAATCAAGCCAGAACATCAAAGCGAAGACAAGGTTGCTATCTACTCAACAAAAAATGTTCGTTGGGAAGAAGCAGGAGGCGCTATTTATAGAGGTGTCAACATTGTAACAAAAGACCAAGCAGATAAATGGCTAACTCGCTCACACGTTCGCCCAGCAACACCAGAAGAAGTTCAAAAGGTTTTGGGGTAACTCAGTATGGAGATATTGAGAGTTCCGCCATACGCAGATATACCAGTTACTTATACAATTCCTGCATCTGTAGTGGATGAGGATGTAACTGTTCTTATTACTGATATGGCGGATCTTTCAGTCTCCACCCTAGAATTTGAAGAACTTTCGACGGGAGATACAATTACTATAAACCTTCCAGGAAGGTATGACTCTGAGTATAGAGTAGAGATTAAAATTTTAGACGATATTGTTTTTGACGACTCTTATGAAACAACTAGGCCATATGTTAATCCATCAACAAAAGGAAATACCGCATCTGAGATTTCTGCTTACGCAGACAGTGAAGGAATAGCAAGAGCAATTATTGATTCAATAGTTGGAGAAGGTTTTTATTATAAGAAAAAGGTTTTGAATTTTACAGGAACTGGATCAGACTATTTGCCTATCTGGGATGATGTAAAAAAGGTTTTAAGTGTATACGAAAATAACAAGTTGGTAACAGACAGAGAGTATGAAGTAACATCTGATAAGACAGCAATTGTTGAAAAATCAACAGACAATATTAATCGTGCTGAATCTGCCCCACTTGTTTTGCCAGCAGCATCATCAGACTCTCTTGATCCACAGTTTGTGTATAGAGGTTTTGGAAAAACTTGGGATTATAGAATAACTGTTGAGTATGGCTATTCATCAGTTCCATCTGACATTGTTAAGGCAACAGAAATGCTAGTACACGACATAGATTGTGGAAAGTTAGATTATTATAAGAGATTTATATCTTCTTATAACACAGATCAATATAGAATTCAATTTGACAAAGGTTTATTCGAAGGAACAGGAAATATACTTGTAGACAAGATACTTTCGAAGTATACTAAGTCTATTAAAAAACTTGGGGTGTTGTAATGACAATATGCGAAACCCCAGACTTTATGTTCCCAATGCAAGCATCTCTTTATCATCCAATTGTTGAGCAAGGAGACTTTGGGGCAATTAAAAAACAATGGGTTTTAGATAGAACCTTTGCATGCACCTTTTCATCAGGTGGTTCAGCATTTAAAGAAGAAGTAAAGCCAAACGTAAATATTACTCAAAACTCTTTGTTGGTTGGCAGAACAAAGTCAGACATAAGAATTTCTTCTAGAGAAGGCAAAAACTCTTTAACGAACATTCTTATATCAGACATTAGAGACCAAGAAGGAAATCTTATTTATATAGAGACTTCTGGGGTTAGGTCTGGGAAAGGAACCCTATTTGAGATAGCAACTTACGAACCTTTTGTAGGCCCATTTGGAGTTGTAGAGTCCTACAAGTTAGTTATTAGACGATCAGAGAATCAGTCAGGTGATTTATGAAAGCAGTATACAACAGCAAAAAGTTTAAAAAAGAAATGAATAATATTATGAATTATTCGTTTGGATTTTTAGATGGTGTTCAAAAAGGAAAGACTCCATTCTTGAGATCTTTGGGAGTCAATACAGTTGAAATAATGAAGCAATTCATAGACTCAAATGCGAGGGTAAATCCAGAAATGCTTCATCATATCTATGAATGGAATCAAACAGGAAGCCCTGGCGCAAGACTATACGACCTATCTTTTACAACTAGCAATCTTGGATTATCTTTTAAGTCATCTTTCCGTCAATCAACATCAGTTAAGGACGGATCTAAGGTTCCATTCTATGACAAAGCAAGAATTATTGAAGATGGGATTGCCGTAACAATTAGACCAAAGGCTTCAGAGGTTTTAAGTTTTGAAGAAAATGGAGAAACCGTGTTTACAAAAGGCCCAATCAGAGTTGAAAATCCTGGAGGAACAGAAGCGCAAGGTGGTTTTGAAAGAACATTAGATCTGTTTTTTGATAAATATTTTTCACAATCATTTTTAAGAACTAGTGGAGTTGCAAAATATCTTGAAAATCCAGAGGTATATAAAAAGAACTTAAGAGCAGGACAAAAGAGAGGCAGAAGCAAAGGCGTTTCTGTTGGCTATGTTTGGATTGCTAACGCAGGGATGGGTGCATAATGACCGCAGTAATTCATCATCCACCAACAATTATTAATAAGTACTTACAGTATAAACTTGGCCCAGACTTTGGTGCAATCCCTATGTTTCCAACAGTACCCACAGACATAGAGTCTTTATCACAAGATTTTACTATAAATGATTTAACAGAGGGAGCAGTATTTTCTTTTAATGGTAATGCTGCTATATATGACAGAATGTTTAAAATGAGAAGAACCCCGTTTCCATATATTAAATGTGAGCAACTTCTTTATTACTTTAACGCTTTAAGGGAAGATGCTGTTCCAAATTTAATTAGAATTACTCAAAAAATTCAAGATCTTTTAGACTATGCAGATGATTCGGCAAGATGTCTTAATGAATGGGCAGCAGCAAATTCAGAACTATGGTCGAATGAGTCCAAGCCATGCTTCTTCCATAACTTCAAGATTTACCAACTAGAAGAAACCAGAGATATCGTAGACTTTGGTACAGCCCGTACTTATGCGGGGAATAAGATAATCATAGACTACGACTGGCACCCTGTAAACCCCTCATAAAAAGGTAGTATAATTAGGATGAGGAAACAAGCCCTTTTTTAATAAAATGAAAGAGGTGAGAAAATATGGCATACAGCCGTGGTTCAAGTAGTAACATTATC